CAATTTGATTTATTTTAATACTCATCATTTTTGGAAACTTAGCTTTATAAAGAGCATATACTCTTTCAATTTCTTTTTTAATAACGTTCCAATAGAATAAATTAGTGGGAGTTGCAAAATTTAAATGATAACCATTAACATTTCTTACATTTTGATTAACACCTCCATCATTAATTTGAAGTTTGTCTTTTGATTTTTTATCTATTAAAGCAATTAAATTTTTTGTAATAGTTGGATTTATTACTTTCTTTAATTCTATTATTGCTTCGGTATGATCCATTATTTTATATCAACTTTATTATTCATGTAAAAAACAGTTTATTGAATATCTAACACCTTTTGTTATAGGCTCAGTGCCGTGAATCCAAATTGGTTCTGCAGGAAACAACATTGCATCTCCTGTTTTAAAGGATATTTTTTCTTGACCATTAAAAAATCTAAACTCTCCTCCTTCGTAATCTTCATTTAAATTTATAGTACAGGAAGCTCTTATTGATCCTTCAACATCTGTGTGGTCTCCGATAAACTGCCCTTTCTCATATTTTAATATTCTAAGATTAGATGTTTTCTTTATTAAAAGTTCATCAAATGTAGGACATATGTTTTTTTGTATGTGTAAAACATAGTTTGCAATCATTATTGAAATATAAGCTCTTGCTGTATTAAAAGGTTTTTTAAATTTATCATCTAATACACTTAATTTTGATAGATTCATACAAAGAAAATTATCATCTATTCTTTTTTTATATTTATATTTGTAGCTACCTTCAGGTAAAGATTCATGTTTATTATCTTCGTAAAATTTTATTAGGTATTTACATGTATCTTTTGAAACTAATCCATTAATATGAAATTTTAAATCTGTTATTTTGTTGCTAAATACCATTTAAATTCTTTCTAAAATAATCGCCAGTATACACTTTTTTTATTTCAGGGAAATAAACATAATCAAAAGGCTGTTGTAGTTTATTATTTTTAAACATAATTTCAAGGTCTTTTATTTCATTAACTAAAGGTTGTCCTGCTAAATTCAAAGAAGTGTTTACTAAAATAGGAACACCTGTTAATTTATAAAATTCTTTTATTAAGTTATAGTAATGAAAGTTTTGTTTTTGAGTAACTGTTTGTATTCTACAGGTGTTATCTACATGAGTGACTCCTGGTATTTCTTTCTTAACTTTAAAAACATAAGACATAAAAGGAGTTTCTTTTTTTGTTTTTAAATCAAACCATTCTTTAGAATATTCATGTAAAATTGTTCCTGCGGCTGGTCTGAACCATCCCCTGTTTTTAAGAAGATTTATTTTTTCTTTAGCAAAAAAATCTCTTGGATCAAATAAAAAAGACCTATTACCCAAAGCTCTTTTTCCTAATTCATTTCTTCCTTGATAAATACCTACTATTAATTTTTCTGTTAGTATTTTAGCAATATCTTTTGGTTCTACATTATAACCTTCACTTAAATTTAAATATGTGTAATTAGGAACATCTCCTAAAAATAAATTATCTATTTTTTTATTTGTAAATTTATTTTTATTTGCATACCATAAAGCTGCACCCATCGACAAACCGCTATCGTCTGCAAAAGGATCTACATATAAATCGGGACAAATGTCTAATATTTTAGAGTTTAAAACTGTATTTTGAAAAGTCCCTCCTGACACACAAAGGTTTCTTTTTTTATCTTTTATAATATTTTTAACATATTTTAAAATTATATATTCTAAATCTTTTTGAATATAAAAACATCTATTTATATTTGACATATGTACATAAAAAGAGTCAGCGATTGATTGAAAATGATTTAACTTTTCTTTAAAAAATACAGGTCGATAATTACTTGACTCTTTAAGGTAACACGAAAAACCCATAACAGAACCAGGTTCTTTAAAAGAACATTTTGTTTGTACATCTTGGTATGCTTTACCTAAACTTAAAGTATTGATAAAAATATTTTTTGATTCAATTTTTTCTTCACCACTTGTCATATAGAATTGAAATATTTTTTTAAATTTATTTTTATTGAAATAAAACAATGATACTATTTCGCTACTTTCATCACCTGTATTACCAGTTCCGTCTGATACTAAAACATAGGATTTATTAAAACCAGAATTAAAGTAAGAACAACACGCATGAAAAAAATGATGGTTATTTTCTTTTATTGCTTCCTTATAGGTAATATTCAAATCCTCTAAATAAGTTTTAAATACTTTAAAATTGTTTTTTAAATCTGCTGTTAGAAAAGCATTGACAAAAATTATTTTATCAAAATTTTGACCTTTATATTTCTTTAATAAAACTTTCCAATTATTGCTTTTTTTCTTCTTATCTAATCTTTCTGCTTCTTGAAAGTAGATAATATCATTATTATGGATCTCACATATAGATGCATTATGTGAGTTATGTACTGCTAATATCCTACTCATTTTGTCTCTTTCATTACATTTATAATTAATATATAACACAACTATGGCTTTAAAAAAAGTAGATTTTTCACCTGGTTTTAATAAACAAAGCGTACCTTCAGCTCTTCCCGGACAATGGGTAGATGGAGATTTTGTGCGTTTCAGGTATACCGCACCTGAAAAAATAGGGGGTTGGGAACAATTAACCTCTTCCTCTCAAACGTTGCCTGGTGCAGCCAGAGCGCAATTAGCTTGGACTTCATTAGCAGGTGAACGCTATGCTGCTATTGGAACTTCCCAAGGTTTATTTTTATTTTACGGTAATGCTTTTTTTGACATTACCCCATTAGACACTGCTATTACAGGTTGTACTTTAACTACTGTTAATGGCTCTGATGTCCTAACAATAGACAAGGGCTCTCATGGATTAAAAGTTGGGAGATACGTAACCTTATCTGCAGTAACTGTTACAGGTGCCTCAGATTATACACCCACAGAGTTACAAGTGGTTTATGAAATTTTAACAGTCCCTACAATTGACAAATTTACAGTTCAAGCAGTAAGAGCTGAAGGAGGATCAGGTATGACTGCAGCAGGAGCTGCTACAGTTAATCCTTATGTTCAAGTTGGACCTACAACTCAAACAACAGGTTATGGTTGGGGAACATCTTCTTGGGGTGCTGAGACTTGGGGAACAGAAAGATCTACAAGTAGTGTAACCTTGGACGTAGGGAATTGGTCTTTAGATAATTTTGGTCAGGTATTAGTTGCAACTATTTTTAATGGAAAAACATTTACTTGGAATGCAGGAGCTTCAGGCGCTAGAGGAATAAGAGCTTCTATAAATACTTCGGGATTTCTAACCACAAACAATCCTACAGCAAGCAGATTTACATTAGTGTCTGATAGAGATAGACATTTATTTCACTTTGGAACAGAAACAACTATTGGGGACCCAACTACTCAAGATCCAATGTTTGTAAGATTTTCTAATCAAGAAAATCTAAATAGTTATACACCTACTGCTATCAATACCGCAGGTACTTTCAGATTAGATACAGGTAACCAAATAAGAGCAGTGTTACAAGGTAAAGATTATGTTTTTGTATTAACCGATCTTGCAGCTTATGTAATTCAATTTGTTGGACCACCTTTTACTTTTAGTGTTAGACAAGTTGGCACTAACTGTGGATGTATAGGACAACACGCAGCAAGTTATGTCAATGGCGCAGTGTATTGGATGTCTAATGAAGGTGGGTTTTTTGTGTACGATGGTACAGTTAAAGCTCTTCCTTGTTTAGTTGAAGATTTTGTATTCACAACACAAAATGGAAATTTAGGTCTTAACTTTAATTCATCCGATGTTATTTATTCTGCACCTAATTCTTTATATACTGAAGTAAATTGGTTTTACCCTAAATCAGGATCAGAGCAAGTTGATAGATGTGTTACTTACAACTATCAAGAAAATGTTTGGACTACTTCATCTTTAGATAGAACTACTTATCAAGATCAAGGTGTGTTTAACAACCCTTATGCAACTGACTATGAATCAACAACTACTCCAGTATTTCCAAATATTTTAGGAATTACAAATCTATACGGAGCATCAATATACTATGCTCATGAAATAGGAACTGATCAAGTCA